AAAGCAGACACAAAACAGCCAACACCAATAATAGCCAACCAAAACGCATGCAAAACCAACTTCACCACGTACCACCCCCTGAATCCCACTTTTTCTTACCCTCAATCACATCCCTAAACCCACAATGCGGACAATACATCTTTTCAAAAACATCAGGCCACTTAAGATCATACTTCCTCAACTCATGGGCATAAGACCACCACTTACCACACTTAGAACACGTAAAACTGAAAATCGACTCCCCAGTATACTTATGAGACATCATTCCTCCTTCTCAACGCACTTCATCCAACTCATTTCCTTGCTCCTCATCTATAGACGACACTTTCTTGTCACTCTTCAACGCAGCCCTACGCTCGTCCTGCCGCGCCCTAATAACAGCATCATACAAAGCCTGATGCTTACTCATATCCTGATACTTGTCCACTACATGTTCCTTCTTTCTATTTCAGTCATCCTCTGGTAGAACGATCTCGTGCCAACCCGGTTGGCCGGGGTACAACGGATGGTCGATAGATTGCGTAGCCACAAGGCTGCCGTCCTTCATCACCACCCACTGCGCCATAGCATCCATCTCAGACGCCAGCAAGAACGCTGCAAGATTATCGTTATACCGTCCCTCATCTGGGAAGGCCGACACGACCACACAGTCCTTGAACTCCGACAGGTCTATCCAACCTTCGCTTGTCCAGATGGCCTCCCGCGACAAATACTTATCCATTATATATTCCTTCTTTCTTCTCAACGACTTACACTTCTTACACTCATCCCACAACCACCTATCAGGCGTCTCAACAGCAACCCAAACGTGAGGAACCAATTTATAGCCATCTCTCTTACCAAAAACCCAACAACTATCATCCATCAATCAAACCCAACAAAGTCAAATAAGCAACAGCAGCCTGCTGCGGCAAAACACCATTACCCAACAACTTCAACTTGTGAGTTCGAGCCATCTCAATATCAGTAACCCAACCAGGAGGCAAACCCATCATCCACTCAACAAACGGAACAGACAAACGAGAACTAGGCTCCCCAGTCTTCGTCTTAGACGGCTCAGACGGCAAAGGCGCAAACCTGCCCAACATACACTCCCAACGCCTTACAGCGTCTTCGTACTGTCCCCAGTCACATGCTGCTCTATCGCCCCATGCAGACACGTATCGTCGTCCCTCTGATTCCTGCCCTTGTGATCCCGACTCGTCGGAGTCGGTAACAACAAAGACACCGCCGTCCTCAAATCCTGACCCCCCTCTCCCCGCTTCCCCGGACCATTCGTATCCGAAGTGCGCGGAGTCGGTAACAGATGAGGCAGATCCCACAGATTGAACCCGTGACCATCCGCCGTCACATCCGGCGTCCCCCCATGCTTCGCTGCCTGAGCAGTCGGAGTCGGCAACATCTTCACCGCCATCGGCAAAGACAGACCGAACCCATTCCCGTTCTTCGCCTTCTCCTTCGCCAAACGCCTCCGCTCCAAATAATCCTCCACACTGTCCTCGTCGTTCCGAATCAAATGAACCACCGTCGGAGTCGGAAACAAATCCTTTACTACGTTTTTCGGACTCACTGGAGGGGATGAGGTTTTCGATGAGTTCTCTTGACTTGAAGAAGAAAGATTCAGACTCATTTGACCCATTCTTGAGCCATCCGTTTCCCCTGTAGGCGATGCAGAACCATCTGTTTCTTCTATGGGGTGCCCCACATGCGTGATCTGCTCGCATATTTGTCCATCTTGCATCGTACCCACCCTTGGCCAAACTAGCGAGGACTTGCCCGAAGGCGTTACCTTCGTTGGCGGTGTATATTCCAAGAACATTCTCCAAGAAGAGCCATCTGGCTCCTGCTGCGTTTGCGACTCTGACAACATCATCAATTAACCATCTTTCATCGTTTACTCCCCGCTGACTGCCTGCCTGTGACACTGGCTGGCATGGAAAGCCAGCAATGCACACATCGACAGCAGGAGGATCCTGTATTTTAGTTATATCTCCTAGGTTTTCGACACCGAATCGTTCTTCAAGAACAACCGACGCCCATTTATCGCTTTCTGCAACCCATTCAAGTTGCATGTTAAAACCGGCATATGAGAGGCCAAGTTCAAGCCCTCCATAGCCAGCACACATAGCACCAACCTTAAGTATATCCATTTCATCTCTCTATCTCTACTAGAGTTTCATCTTCAACATCATCAAATACTATGTCGTGGCCAGCATCTTTGGCAGCCTGGGCTAATACCTCTTTATCATATCCATATAACTTAGTAAAATGAACACGATAGTTGAACCATCCTTCAGCACTCATCCAAAACTTAGAATCTGTTTTCTGATACAACTCACCCAACTGCTCATCCGGCAGAAGGAATGACAGCACGCCTAAGGGCATATATATCACCATATCATAGTTATCCCCAGAATCTTTACTGGCAGCATACCTCTGCATCAACCCTTGAAACGACTTGATAGCCTCTTCAATTGGAGAACCAGAGTAGTAATCTATATGCCCATGCTCATTACGCTCTCTGGGGCAATAATCATCAACATGGGTTACCGTCCCAAAAGCACGACACACCATTGGACGATACCCATATACAGTGCATCCATTATCGTAAAAAGCACAGAATCTAGTCGTTTTACCGTCGTCTGTCCAATCTTTGTCAAACATCGCATCTACCAGTCTATCGACAGTAGCATTCATGTACTTATCAGCAGTCTCTTTGCCCTTATCTTCCATGATTAGGTAATACTGCTGTCTAATGTTATATGCTATATTAGCACACTCGAACATATGGACACGCAAGCCTATCTTACAACAGCGACCAGAACTCTTACACGCAAACTGCGTATTATTCTGTTCTGCTTCCACAAACCTTAATTGGTTGTAAACCATATCTAACTGCCCAAACAGGGCTATGTCAGAAGAATCAACACTATGTCTCATCTTCGATGTACTCATCTTTTACGTCCTCTCTGCATTGCTTTACGCCTATTCTCCATTTCCTTGCGCCTCTGACGCTTCTGCCTCTCCACTTGTTCCTGCATTTTAGACTTAGGACGCTTCATGGAAGTGCTAGCCAGATTTCTACCTTTACCCCTATATTTAAGAAGGTCAAATTTCTTAACCCAATTATATAGAGCTTGTGGAGAGATTGTAATGCTGTGACTCTGATCCAATCTTTTCGCTATATCTGATAAGTTCATCCGTTTTTTAACGTAATGCTCATAGAGCCACCCTTTATCTTTATACGGTTCTATTGGCATGGCGTACCTCTCATCAGATTGTACCAGACCCCGATGGCGAGAGCGTCGATTTCGTCGGAATTATACAATGAATCTTCAAGTTCTTTTCCGTACTTATCCTTCATCAACTTCCTGACCCTGGACTTCCTCTGTTTAGCAGCCCACTTCTTTGCCTCAGTAGCTCCCCATTGAGATTCCCACTTTTCCTTCTCCGCCTTGGTCACTTTCTTATATCCAATCTGACTTTTCCAAACAAGCGGATTCGCCTCAATGACAAAAGGACAACTCATAGCGAGCAAGCCCATAGTATGCCCAATAATATAAGATATCAATTTACTGGTTTTGAAATTTTGAATAAAGACAGCTTCTTCAATGACCGCAACACTAGGTTTATGTTTTTCAATCACACCTGGTAAAGTGCAATTAATAATTCTCAACTTTTCTTTAAAATCAGATACTCCTGACAAATCAATATTGCCAATCTCAACTATTTCATCATTGGAACGCATTACAGCATAAGCTAACGACCTAGTAGAAGGATCTATAGATATTATTGTTTGATTTTTAAGCGCACCTAGTGATTTCACAATGACATCTCCTTACGTAACTTTTCCTCATCCCAACCCCATCCAACTAAACGCTGGATATAGCGCTCCCTCTTACAACTTTCACAAATGTTTTCTTTATTATATATTGACAATATACCACCACACTCTCTATGAAAACCAGGACAAATCCTCTTCTTTCCAAAAGCCTCTTTATTTTCATGATATCGCTTAAGGATCTTAGCATTAGTCACTAGCCTCCTGCATGGGGTAGAGCAATATATAGCATTGTACACCTTTGGTAAAAAAGGCGTCTTGCATTCTTCATTAGCACAAACTCTATATCCGTTGTCCGACATCCGCATCTGCCCAGCAAAAATCTCTAACATTACAATACAAGCATTGCTGAGAGCTTGCGCTTTTATACGGACGAACCGGCAGCGTATCCTCAAGAAATGCTTTATATATCTTCCTATACTTCTTAAATAATTTCTCTATAAACTGATCATCACGTTCCATATATATAGGCAAAATTTCTTGATTGTTCTTATTTTCGTAAATTACAAAACCACTAGACAGATCTAGACAATGCATGTATATCTGAGCCTGCCTGATGTGGTCGTCCTTTGGTTTATTATAAGTCCTTCTATAGGCGAAACCTGCATCAGATATTGATTTAAGCTCGATTAGTTTTTTCCCGTCAAAATTAATAATACCGTCAGCAGTTCCGCTAATAGGAGGATCATCCAGATTGACAGGAATCTCTTCTGATTCCAGGATGTCCATCTCTCTGAGATACGAATATATACGATCATGGACAGCATGTCCATTGTCAAATATCCTATGCGTTTGAGGGGCGAAAGAGTTTTCAACCTCAACCCCTCTAAACAGATATACCCAATACCTAGCACACTGATTTGTGTAACTAGGATGGAACCCATCCACACGCTTCAACTCTGTTTTATTCCTTGTCCCTAAATAATCATCAATCGATTTCAACAACTTCTCTGATAAGTCGCCTGTGTCAACCTCTACAACAGCCTCTTTTTTAGGCTCAGTAGCGGGCTTCACTCTTAACTTGTCTAGGCTCTTCATTAATTCATGCCTCCTTTGGCACTTAACTTCAACGTATTGATATTCTCTTCTAGCGCCTGGTACAGAGTTTTCCATATGTCATTTCTCAGTTTATCTGTTTCCGTCATACGAGAAGACCGTCGTTTATAGGCTTGTGATTTGACAATCATTTGCGTTCTATACGCTGCTAATATTGTAGCACATTTAGATGCCTGAATTCCTAGATAATCATTAGGATTCTCAATAATGTCACCAACAATCCGCATGACCTCTATGAATTCCTCAGCCTCACTCCCCATTGCCTCTCTAATATAATTTGTATCAACCACTATATCATTCATAATCAGTATCCTTTATTAGTTCCCTAAATAATGCCCACTCAATTATAGCAACCTTTGTATCGCTATCTTCACCCAAAACGACAGAAATGCAAGGATGCCTATACTGAGCATTAAAGGCATCTTTACACATCTTTTTCCAAGCAGTCCTTGTAAGGGTAAATGTTTTCTCATTATGTTTATAGTCAACAAGAAACTGCCCCAACTTAGCATCACCTTTCATCATTCCACGCCCAGAGTTCTTCACCCCCTGAGCGCCATCTTTCTTGATCTCTTCCTTCTCAGTACGCTTAGGCATTCATTAACTCTTTCAATTTAATCTTATCCTCTGACGACAGGTCTATAGCACCTAATCCGTTCCACTTCTTATCCTCAAAGTTAAACCAGGCTCCCCTTCTCTCAATATGGCCACTCTCTACAGCGGTATCAATGAGTTCCCTATCATAATCTATCGTTCCCTCCTGAGGAAGGATGTAGTAATGCCCAGACGAACCAATAGAAGGAATCTGTTTAGTCTTGTCAATAGTCCAGACAACCTTTTGACTAGTAATCATCTTTGAGTCGTCCCTCTCCATCTCTTTCGCTGAATAGGACAGAAACAGCCGGACGATGTTATGCATATTGTGATGAACCGAATTGCCCATCTTCGCTTTAAGCTGTGCATACAAACCGCTCAAATCAACAGTCTGATGCGCTATGAACAGCATTATATTTCTCTCTTTGTGTAAATGATGCACCAGTTTTTGCAAGAAGTAGCCCTGGGATCTAGCCTGCAGCCCCAACGCCTTACCGCCCTCTGCCTTGGCATAGAACTCTTCTTTAATAATGTTACTTAATGAATCAAACAGAAAAATGTGCTTCTCAACAGGATGCTCGAGGTATCCAATCAAATTCTTAATCAAATCCTCCACAACAGTGCCCTGCATCAAAACAATATCATCAGTATCAATACCACATTTTGCAGCATACTCGTCATTATACGAATACTCAGAATCAACCACAACTGGTCTATAACCCATCTTTTGGGCATTCGCCATCACATGATATGCCATAGTGGTTTTACCCGCTGACGGTGTTCCCCATAATAGATGGGTTGCGCCAGTATAAAACCCTCCGCCTAAAGCACGATTAAGCCCCATGCTTGGCGTAGGTATTACTTCTCTTTGTGGGACTTTATCGCCCCTTCTTTTATCAATTACTAACATTTATATTCTTCCTTTCAATATAATCTTCAATCTTAATCATAGAATTTGGCGTACTCAACTTGTATCCGTCAAGTTTAGCAATTCTAGTTCTTCGATCCGTAATGGCTTCTAACTTTGCAGCATACCACTGACCATTACTCAGCATGCTGGCAAAAGCACTATACAGATTCGGGAAAATTACAATTTTCGACATTGAATTCCCATCCCAACAATACATGTTGGCCATCTTAGTTCCCTTAGAGGTCTTAAACACCCTGTAGTCGAAACAGTACATCAGAGACTTTTCGTCACTAAACACACCCAGCCCATGACTATACAAATACTTATTGTAATGTTCTTTACCTTTATTCATTAACAATATGAAGTTATGCAAGTCTGTATCTTGATATTCAAAGGCATCACAATGCATGTGTATGCCTTTGTCACCAACTAATGCATAAACATAATCTCTACTGGATACTTCACAGTCCCTGTCCGCAAACAATGTTAGAGATCCTGTCTCATCCTCTAACTCGACTCTCATATTCCCAGGCCATTTCTTAGCAGCACGCACAACCCCTCTAACGATATGAAGCTCAGGATCTTTAACATCAAAATCTGCACAGTTCTCAACGAAATCCGTAAAAGCATCATTAAACGTCTGCCTTACCGGTAACCCAAGGATCGGAAGATAATACTTCTCATGCTCATACTCAGATACATGATGCACCGAAGCGAACGCCCCGACCTTATCTAGATTCTCTACAATGGTTTTATTCACAGCGCTCTTACGACACTTGCCGGTAAATTCCTCATAAGAAGAGAATGGGCGTTTATTCTTTATTTCCTCAATTGCCTTTTTGCCACAAGAAGCTACATTTGACAGGCCAAACCTAATCCCATACCCCTCTACGTAATCAGCGGTATCAATAGTAAAGTAATCATCAGATGTGTTTATGTCTGGGGGCATTACCTCAATGCCCATTCTTTTTGCTTCAAGAATATAAGCAGTTATCTTCTCTTTATTATTCTCATTAGATAGCATGCTCCACATGTACTCCAAAGGATAATAATACTTCAACCACATTGTTTGATAAGTAAGCATAGAATATGCAACAGCATGTGATTTATTAAACATATACAAAGAAGACAACTCAAAGTCATTCCATACCTTCTGCGACACACTTTTGCTAAGTTTCCCATTATTCAAGAACTTTTCTTTGAACTTATCAAACTCTCTAATATCACGTTTCTTTCCGATAATCTTACGAAGAGTATCTGCCTCAGACCATGAAAAGCCAGCAATCTCAACAGCAACTGCCATCAATTGCTCCTGAAACACCACTGTTCCGTATGTATCTTTGAGAATAGGTTCAACTGAATCATGAATATACTTCGGCTTAGCCGTTCCCTTCTTGCAAGCGATATACTCCTTACCCTGCGACAATAGGGCACCAGGCCTTACCAATGCATTACTAACAACGAGATCATTGAAATCAGAAATACCCATACGCTCAATAAGATTTGTATATGCCCCAGCCTCTGCCTGGAACACACCAGAAGTATTACCTGAATCGATTGCTTTATATATTTCAGGATCGTCCAGCTTCAGGGAATCCTCTTTAATGTCCACCCCGTGCAGTTCTTTAACTTTTTTAAGACAGTCAGATATGACAGAAACAGTCTTCAAACCTAAAATGTCAATCTTGATCAAGCCAATATCTTCAGCGTCAGTCATCTCAAAGGCGGACACAAGCGATCTGTCGCTTCCCCCGACCTCTTTGCGTGTCTCCACCGGACAGACCTCGCTGAGGGGCACAGAGGACACGACCATGCCCGCTGCGTGGATACCAGTATTACGTATGCGCCCCTCCAACTTCTCAGCAGTTTTAATGATGTCAGGATATTTCTGACAAAACAGTTTGCCCTTATCGTTGCTCTTCAACTCACCAAGAGTTTCAAATAATGGCGTAATACCATTAACATCTGCATACGGCAAAGCAAACACTCTGGACACATCTTTAATGACCGACTTTGCCTTGAACTCGCCATATGTTGAAATGGCAGCAACATTGTCGTATCCCCATCTTTCAATAAGATAGTCTTTAACCTCTTTACGTCTTTTATCCTCAAAATCCAAATCAATATCTGGATAATCGTTTCGTTCAGGATTTATGAAGCGAGCAAACAATAGGTCATACTTCAGGGGGTCTACAATTGTAATATCAAGAACATAAGCCAGCAAGGAACCTCCAACGGACCCTCGCCCAGTACCCCGACCTATACCGTTAGTGTCAGCCCACTTGATTAAGTCCCAAATGATTAAAAAATAATCAGAGAAATTCAATTCACTAATTATGCTTAACTCTTCCATCAGCCTTGCAAAATAATCTGGATTCTCGTCCAGACCCTTTTCGCCTAAAGTAAACATGGCTATCTCTTCTAAGTATTCATCAGAGTTAAGACTCTTCATATACTTAGGCAATAACGACTGCCTCGTCTGAACCTCTGCCGAACACTTTTCGGCTACCTCAACAGTGTTGGAAATAATTGAACTTTCCCCATAGCCGGCTTTATTGAACCATTCAGATATTTCTTCTGCATCAGCGACATACGGAGTTATGTCGTCAAATCTTAAAAATCTATTTGGATACATGACATTCAATTTGTCAGTAACCGACATGGATGGCATAGTTGCACAACTATGTTCTGTCGCATGCCTCAGAACCTCTGCATTGAATCCTGGGTATTGCGCAGCTGTCAGCAGAACCTCTTCACATCCTGCATCCTCTTTAGTAGGATAATGGCAGTCAGCGGTACCAACAACCTTTCGACCATACGCCTGCGCCAAATCAATAATACCATCATTGATCTCTTTAGGGTTCCAAGGCTGTATCTCAAAATAAAAATCGTCTTTGAATATTTCTATAAACTTTTCGGACAGTTTCGCTGCTCGACTTTCGTCACCGTTCTCTATTGCCTTGGCTATAGCACTACCACGACACCCCGACAATGCAACAACATCATCATCTACCAATGACGACAGTAGAGGGAAATCAATTCTGGGTTTATAATAAAAATTATCAGCCCAGGCTGTTTCAGTTGCTTTAAATAACTTTGACAAACCCTCATTGTTTTTAGCAAGCAATATTAAATGGAATCTCTCCGCCTTCGCATCCATATCATCATTATTCACATCTGGAACAAAGTACGCCTCTATACCAAATATAGGCTTAACCCCATACTTCTTACAAGCGCTTTGAAACTTAAGAACCCCGCCCATTGTTCCGTGATCAGTGATTGCTGCTGCAGTCTGACCATTCTTAGAACTAATACGAGCGATATCCTCTGGCGTAGACATTCCATCCAGAAGGCTGTACTCAGAATGACAATGCAAATGTACGAAATCATTCATTACTTCTGCCACACTTTCAATAGATGCCTCAACTCGACAGGAGAGATAATTACTGTCCTAACGCCTCCTTCACTGAGTAGATCAACAGCGTCCTCATGATGATACTTCGTCATCGCCCTTACTTCTTTGATTCCAGCATTAATGATCGTTCTGGCACAGAACACACACGGCGTCGTTGTAAGATACATCGTAGAATTTTTGGTTTTAGAGCCATTATGTGCAGCATGTAGTATTGCATTCAATTCAGCATGCACCGCCCTACACTTACGAAAGTCACGACCAGGCTCTCTGGTTAGACAGGAGATAGCGCAATGCTCAGTTCCTTTTGGAGAACCGTTATAGCCAGTAGACAAAATACCCATAGTTTCTGAGTCAACAATCACAGCACCAACAGCTCTAGACGGGCACGTTGACCTCTGGGAAACCACCTGTGCTATATTGAAGAAATACGAATCCCAGTCCGGTCGATTATCTGGATCATGCTTTGGTGGCTTCACTGTGGCCACGCAAACTCATAAAGATCAGATAAGTCATCAATCCTTATCATAGTCTCATCTTCCAAGTTATACTCCTGAGACATCAGTATCCCCATCCCAACTTCGTTTATTTCATTAACCACATCTGAACTGTCATCTACAAACACGTCCATTCCAAGTTTTTTATACAACTCGACCTTCTTTCCATTAGTTGCAAAGTGAACATCAGAATACATAAATCCCCACTCTTCCAACCATCTTCCAGTAACCAGTATAGCAGACTCTTTGGCCCTAGAAGTCACAAAATGAACCTCATGCCCTTTGCCGAACAAATCATTGACGACATGCCACGCAGTCCTTATTGGTTTCATATTCAACCAAAATGGACGCCCCTCAAGAACCGACTCATACTCATCCGGTAGATCATCATAGTACAGCACCAGTTCCCGATCACTTACATCAAGTTCTAAATCGTCAGCAAGACCTCTTGCGCCAGCAAGAAAATCACACACAACACCATCTATATCTAATCCATAGTTCATGTTAAATGCCACAGGGAGAGAGGCGACTGCCCCTCTCCCCTAGCAAACCTACTTTCTACCAGTCACTGGCAGGAGCGCTTGCACGCTCGCCAGTGGTCAGATAAGTCTCCTGCTCACTATAAGGAAGAGACATGTACATACCATTCAGATCATGCAACGCCAAGGCAGTAACTGCCTCAGGCTCGTCAGCAATCTCCAACGGGATAAGAGTATAGTTAGTGTCCGAAGCACCAGATCCAGTACGTGCATACTTGTAATACCGATCCGTAATGGTTCCAAACTCCTTAGCATACTCAATCAATGTAAGCCCAATGTGCCTCTGGTTGAATGTCGTATCCACAACCCTAGGCTCCCAATTTCCAGGCTCAACCTCAACTGCAACATTAATCAAAAGATGCGGACGAGGCTTCCACCTACCGTTAGAGGTAGCCTGTTCGGTACCCCAACAACGATACCCATGCTGCTCGCTCTGAGCAGTCGAAGCAATCTTCCACTTCCAATTGATTACCGACGTAACAACATTAGTTGTCATAGCCGTTCCAGCCTCAGAATCAAAGTTGGTAGAATCCTCAGTCAGTTCCTGACGGAACCTGATCTTAAAAGAATCACCATCTTTAAGGCTAAAATACTTCTTAGCACCACCGCCTGTAGACGATGCGCCAATCTGCTTTTCCATTTCTTGTAACGATGTAAACGTTTTCACTTTTTCTCCTTAGTTATTTTATAGTTTAATTTTACTGTTACTAACAGCGTCTGAAATCTCAGAAGCTGTCATGTCGCCGGGATCACCGCGCCCATCGGGACATTCTGCCCAACGCACACGCCGTCCACGGCATGACACCATTATATCATGTCCCATCACCTGTCCAGCCTCATCAGCGTCAGGAAATGCGATAATTTCATCAAAATACTTTCTGATCAGATTATACTGATTCTCTGAAATCTTAGAACCAAGTGTGGCTACAACATTTGGGAAGCCTGCCTGATGTATTTTAATTGCATCCAAACTTCCTTCTGTTATGACAACAGAGTCGTATTTCTTAGCGTTGCATAGATTGAACAACACCTTTGCGCGTTTAAATCCATTAGTATACAAGTATCTAGGCTCTTGATCTTTATCAATTGCCCTACCAATCATACCAACCAACTTATAACTCTCATCTCTAACCGGAATAACGACTCTTCTTTTCTTGTCTGAGAAGCAGACTTCAAAATATTCCAAGGTGTCTACCTCAAATCCCCTATCTGTCAGGGTAGACAGTTTATGGATATCTTTATCATAATCTATTGTCAGACCATCTATTGAAAGTTCTATATCCTCACTGGTATCCACTTTCTTATTTAATTTTATTCTCAGAAGATCAGGATTGACAACTTTGTTCTCTATCACATCCTCATTCAGTAATCTTCTATGTAGTTGCCTAAAGTTTCCCTTTGCACCGCATGATGGATTGAAACACTGCCATAGGCCAGTCTTAGTGTTGACATAACATGACGCACTGTCAGTATTCCTATGGAATGGACAGTAAATTGCAATCTCTTCTATTCCCTGTGCTTGCACATTTACGTTGGCTCTATCAAGAAGTTTCTGAATGTCGTCTAGCATTCTTGAAACACCAACTTAAAACTATACAGATCCTCCCCATGTATGTATTCCAGCATCAGTCTAGACTCGACCTGTCGGCCATTGTAGAATTCCTGACTTATCATGTCGCCAATCCAAGGCTTTAACCTATTTAGAGTATTGGGATTTTCAACTACCCCAGTAACCATTGGATTGTCTCCGTCAAACTCTAAGAATTCACTAATCTCATGGTATTCGCTCATGCTAGATCCCATTCCTCTTTCCAATCTCCCGTATCTAAATTCCAACGAAGATAAAAACCAAAATGAGTTGCACGCCTAACCTTTCTACTGACAACCTGAAATACATCAGAATTGTATTCCCTATGTATTGCTAACACTAAATCTGCATCGTAAGCCAACTGCTTAGACCAGGCAACCTCTTCCAACTCCGGTGGACGCTCAGAATGGCCATCCGACATAGTTACTGCAGCAACATCGATAATAGGAACAGAGTTCTTTACGGCCATCCTCTTAAACGCCTTAGAGAGATTCTTGGCTTTCTCAGTCTCATTTCTCGCACCACTGGCATCATCAAATAAACCATGATAGTCAAGAATAACCATATCCGGCTTATACTGATCTATTTTGGACTGCACCATATGCTGATCAGCGGTGTCCATGCCCTCTGTAGTGACGACATGAATAGGATGCTTACCTTCATACGTTTCCTTTGCCCAAGCTTTATACTTATCAACAATGCCTGGGTTTGCAGTTACCAAATCAGTATTAGAGAAATGACCTTCACCATTATTAAGCAATGTATCAATACGCTGAGACTCCTGTTGTTTATTCATCTCAAGTGAAATAACCAAAGGTGTGTATCCAGCACGCCAAGCATTAACTGCAAACAGACGCGCCACAAATGATTTACCTACACCAGTCCATCCAAGCAAAACAACAAAATCACCAGCCTGCCAGCCTCCGAAAATCTTATCCATAATCGAAATACCACTTGGCACACCGATAATATCCCTGTTTTTCTCCTTTGAACGAGCAAGAAGATCTTCAAATCTCTCTTCCCACTCATCAACCAAATTCGAGTCCTTCAATGAAGAACTGATTTTGATCATTTCACTGGTTCTAGACATTAGGTATCCTATTGCCTCTTTAGGGCCAGCTTCCTCTACAAGGTCATTACTTCTTGACAATGCTGTCCTAACCTGTTGAGCCAAAGATTCCTTATGCGCAACATCAATATAATATTGCAATGGCTCAGTTACGTGGAAGACTTCAAAGTCTGGGAAATGATGTTTAATAGTTTCCGACGATGGAACCTTCTTATGTGAATCGTAATGATCCGTAATAAAGGACCATACGTCTTTCTGCTCAACAAATACATTCTTAACGTTCTCTGTACCACATAAAGCAAAATCACCATCAGCAACGATGGCATTCAGTAGTTTAGTTTCGTAATTCAATTTGACTCCATCTTAAGTCTAGTCTGTTCAACAATTTCTTTGAATCTCTTTTTAGATTTCTCTTCAAATTTAGACCTTTCTATTAGATCTTTAGATTTTAAAGCAAAATCAAAAACCAGGACAGCA